GAGGAAACTCGTCGTAGTATGGCAGCGTGTCTGCGTGCTTTGCCTGATACTCAAACATGAACAGACGACCCAACATGATTCTTCCACGAATCGTTGGTTTCATTCTCTGATTTTCGCGACCAATCCTGAAAAATCTTTGAGAGCTTGCTCCCTTCAATTGATTCATTCTAAATGAGGTTTCTCTATACCAGTCTCTTGCCTCTTCAATTTTTTCTGATACTTTGGCAGCTTTTATTTGTGTTTCGAGAAACGATTTGAAGGTGAATTTCTTCTTCATTTGATTATTCTAATCCCCATTGACTTTAGAGTTTCTTCTGTCCATATCTCAAAGTTCCAACCACGATCTTTTGCGTATTCGATCGCATATTCCCATTTGGATGTGTTTAGACCATACGCATAGACTTCTTTGATATACCTTCGGGTCTTTCTTTTGGGTGTTGGTGGTGGTTTGGTTTGACGCTTTGGTTTTATTTCTACGATCACCGTTTGACCGTTTGAGTATGTTATTTTTAGATCAGGAAAGTAGTTGTGTCTCTTGCCATCCGTTTTGGAAACGTATGGAATCTTCAACTCTTCGCTGCTCCACTTGGAAACATCTGGATTTTCGTCGCACCATTTGAAGGCTTGTCTCTCCCACAACGAACGATATGTTATGTTCATAGGATTTCCTTCATATTTTTCAAGATTCTTTGGTTTCCATCGACCCTTATATGGCATAACTTCCCTAAATAAATATAGTTATTGTATTTATATTTAGAAGTCGGAGAGATTTAATGGCAGATCCAGAAGAAGGCGCACCTAAAGAGGTAGTAGATGGTGGAACTACCGCACAACCCGGATCAGGTTTTACTGAATTGGGAAGTGATATTGTTGGAGGTGTAATAGCTGGCGCTCGCGGACCATTGGCAAATTTGCTAAATCAGAATAAATTGGGATCTGATCCACCTCTAAGTTATCCTTTAGATGTCGAAGGTGTTGGTGAAAGACATTTTATTAGATTTGGAATCGTGACCAAAGAACCACCAAAGATTGGAGACAAGGAAAAAAATACAGATATACCTACTGAGTCGCGGAGCGGAGAATTTCTTGGTGGATTAGCTTCTACTGCTGCTAGAGATGCAATCGGAGATAGCCTTGGTCCTTTGGGTGGATTTGCTGGTGGAATTATTGGAGATGTTGCTGGTAGTGTGGTTGATCTGACCGGAGCTGGGGAGCTTTTGGATGGTGGAATTGATTCAGCAGTTGGTTTGGCTGGCGCGGCTGTTGGCGGTGCGTTAGAACTTGGGGCTGAAATTGTTGGTGGTGTTGCCGATGCTGCGGCTGGGGCTGCGGCATTCATAGCAGAGGGTTTTGTGGGTATTGCTCCGGCAAGTGTTCAAGAAAAATATGCTCAAAAATATGCTTCAGAAGGTGAACTGAAGAACACTATTCAAAAAGAAATTCCAGTTTCAAAAGATAATATAAAAAATACTCTTTTGAGTTTTTCTCCATTTTCACCTGAAAGTGGTTATAATGTAAAAAAAGCTGATATTATTATGTATATGCCAGTGGGTATCCAAGAGACATATTCTAATCAATGGGATCGCGGAGATGCTGGCTTCGCGAGGACCGCTTTAGAATCGTATGAAGGCGCGAAGTTTGATTCTTTGGAAGCTATAGAAAAAATGCTGAAAGAAGTGGGAAAATTTTCTTCTAATTATCTTAAAGAATCTGCTGGCAGATACGCAGGACAGCAGGTTGGTATTCAAGATTTGGATAAATACGCATTAAAGAGATTTGCTAATGAGACGGCTGTGCAACCACAATATGAGTTATACTTTAATAGACCTAATCCAAGAACTTTTACATTTGATTTTAAAATGATACCAAAAAATAAACAGGAAGCGAAGCAGATACAGGCAATAATTCACACGTTTAGAAAATATTCGGCTCCATTTTACGAGGGGAATGAAACTAGTCGATATTATAAGTATCCATCTCTTTTTAATATTGAATTTTGGAATGCAGATAAACTCTTTAAGATATATCCATGCGCTTTGGAAAATATTACTGTAAATTATACTGGAACCGGAACTCCGGGTACTCATAGAGACGGAAGACCGATACAAACTGATATGACTTTAACTTTTGTTGAATCAAAACTTATCACTCGCGCAGATATAGAAAATGGGTATTAAACATGTCTAAATACTTTTCTTATTTTCCAACCGTAGCATATGATACTTTTGACGACTCTGGAAAAAGTAAAGTTGTAACTGATGTTTTTAAACGAGTTCGCGCAACCCTTGAAGCTCGTACAGATAAAACAATATATTATACTTATAATATTCAGGAGGGTGAAAAACCAGAACATATTGCATTTAACTATTATGGAGATGCCAAATATCATTGGGTCATACTGTTTATGAACGAAATTGAAGATCCGCAATGGGACTGGCCTATGGATAATTATTCCTTTGATAAATACATATCCAAGAAATATGGTTCGGGAATTGTTGCCCAAGAGACTATTCATCATTATGAAACTATAGAATATGTTTCGACATCAGAAAATGATATTTTTTCTAAGGGGGACGTTATTCTTCCGGGTGGAATTGTTGTGGATAGTGATTTTGAATATAAGTATACCATAATAGAAAATGGTTCATTACCGGGAATAGAACAAACTTTACTTTCAAATCAGATTGTTAAGCCTGTTAGTAATTTGGAATATGAACGAGACTTGAATAACAAAAAGTCTGAAATAATTCTTCTCCGAAAAAATGTCCTTCCAGATTTCATTGCTGAGTTTGAAAATCTTATCATAAAGAAGAGATAGGAAACAGCATGGCTGGCGCAGAAACCAACACAGGAATGGGTGATGTAATAGTTCTTCGTTGCGATATTATCAGCAATGAAGGAAAACATTTAATGGATATGTCAAAAAATGCTTGGAACGGAATCACAATAACCGAAAGTATGGGTCTTAGAAATATTGATTTGAAATTTATTTCTGGAGAAATTTTCATAAAAGATGGCATTGATATTTTCAATCAAATGAGTATTGTTGGTGGAGAGGTTGTCGATTTAGCATTTAAACTTCCGGGTGAAGCGTTTGAACCCATTGAATTTCTGGGTAAGGTATATGCCGTAGACCTACACAAACCCCCAAGTAGCAATTATAATTCTATAGTTGTGAAATTCTGTTCACCTGAAAAACTTGTATCAGATCAAATGAAGTTAAATAGGTCTTATAGAAATCTTTCATACAGCACGATGATTCTTGACGTTATCTCTACGTTAAACGCCGTTTCTGGCAAAAAGGCATATGTTGAACCTACCAAAAATCTCGGAAGCATGATTGTTAACAACGAAGACCCCGTTCGAGCAATTAATAGAATATCAGCGGTTTGTCGCTCCAGTAGATATGATGGTGCAAATTATTTATTTTTTGAATCGTTGAATAATACTTTTAGGTGCCAGTCTTTGGAATCTATTGTAGATCCGTATTTAAACGATCCTGCTATTACATATACTCTTGAAGAAACTCCTTCAGCGGACGTTAAGAACCTAGCCGCAGTAAAATCATTTAGGATTATTAAATTGCCAAATATGGCAGAAGGTATATCCGGTGGAATGTATGCTTCTACTTTGGTAAGTAATGATTTGATGAAGCGTAAAGTTTCTTTTAGATCATTTGATTATCTCAATTCATATGAGAAATATAAATCTGTGAACTATAGTTCGGTGCCGACATATGGTCAGGGAATAACTGCTTTAACAAACAACAAAAATTTTAGAAATACATCACATTATCAATTTAATCCAAAAAACTTTTTGTCTCTTGATACAGAGGTAAACTATCAAGATGAATTTAGTGACATGTCATTGATTAGAAGATCACAACTTTATCAAATGAGTTCCATACAAATTGAAATTAGTGTTTCTGGTGATAGCGACAGGAGGGTTGGTGATATTGTTGATTTAGTTATTCCGTCTTCTATGAGAGGTGGTTATCAGGATGAGATATTATCTGGAAGATATGTGGTTGCTAAAGCAAAACATATGATTTCTTCAGTTCGATCTAATGGGTATAGAACTGTGCTTCTTTTAGTTAAAGATTCGTATTCTTTGCCATTGCCGGAGAGTGTTTCATAATGAATCCCGTAGGAGTTGGTCAAATTGGGAATTTTCATTGGTGGGAGGGTGTCGTAGAGGACAACCTTGATCCTACTGGTGCCGGTCGTTGTCGCGTTCGCGTAATTGCTCACAACACACCTTTTAAGGATGAACTCGAAACCGTTGATCTTCCTTGGGCATATCCAATGATGCCTTTGAATAATCCACATGGAAAGATTGTCGCACTCAAGCCGGGAACGCGAGTCTTTGGATTTTATCGAGATGGATCGAGTGGACAAGATTTAATTATGTTGGGAACGGTTAATATTGGATATGGTCATACTGACGGGTTTGATGAAGATCAAGATCCTTTTGATAATATTTATGTTGCGGATCAAATTCCAAGATTTGGTAGTGTTGGTTTTGTAGATGATCGAGCTGGAACTGGAGGACCAATCCCAAATCAACCACAAAAGACAAAATTAATTTATGATGAGGAGACTGGAAAAATTTTATCTGAGAATATAAGTGATTATGGGGAGTTTTACACAAATGAAATGAACACTTCTCGTCTCTCTCGTGGTGTTGCTGTTGGAACAATAGCAGAAGCACAGATGCTTTCGCAGAAAGATAGTAAAATTAAAAAGGTGGATGAAACTGAAATATCGGAACCAACTCCACCCTTTGCCGCAAAGTATCCATACAATACTGTCGAAGAATCCGATAGTGGTCACATTCGAGAGATTGATGATACACCGGGAGCAGAGAGAATCAAGGAGTCTCATCGAACCGGAACTTTCTATGAAATTCATCCTGATGGTAGTCGAGTTACCAAAGTCGTCAAAGACGATTTTTCTGTAACCATTGGAGATAAGGGTGTCAAGATAAATGGGATTTGTGCTGTTCATGTCGTTGGACAAGCAGATTTTTATTGTGAGTCTGATATTAATGTAAAAACAGAAAAGAACGCAAGTGTTGTTTCCAAAGAAAATATGTATTCTACTGTAAAAGAGGGAAATTTAAATGTTACTTTGGAATTGGGTGACGCACTAATAAAATCTGATGAGGGACGTATAGACATTATTTCTAAAAGCGATATGACTATTCAGTCAGGCGGAGAAATTACATTTAAAGATACCTCCGCAACCGCTTCAAATGTTGATGAGATTATTAAAGACACTGTTGACGGAGAGGGTAATAAAATAATTCGTGTAGATGATCCCAGTTAATGCCTAAATATATACAAGGGGGAATTTATTTTGCCAGTAATAAAAAAATGGGCAGACCTTGATTTGGATTTTTCAGCTCATCCAAATACAGGAGACTTGTCTCTAAAGACAGATGAACAATCTATAATTCGTTCTATTAGATATACTCTTTTGACTAATTTTTATGAAAGAGCTTTTCACCCGGAATTTGGTTCAAACTTAGTTAGGCAACTTTTTGAGCAAATGACATATGCGTCTTCCCTAAGTGTTAGAGATGCTATACTAGAAAGTATAAATAACTTTGAACCAAGAGTTCAAATTACAAAGGTTTTAGTTGTTCCGAATTATGATAAAAATGCTTATGAAGTTACGGTGAGATTTTTTATTTTAAACGAGGAAGTTGAAAGACAGACCCAATTTCTTTTAGAGAGAAACCGATAAATGGCTACCAACTACATTACGCAGTCCAATAAATTAAAAGTCGCAGAACTTGATTTTGATGCCATCAAAAAAGCATTGAAGCAATATCTTGAAGGTCAGGATGAATTTAAAGATTATAATTTTGAAGGATCTGCGATGAGCATTCTGTTGGACGTTCTCGCATATAATACACATTACAATGGTTTTTATACTAATATGCTCGCAAGTGAAATGTTTATGGATAGTGCTTCCTTGCGATCTTCTATTGTTTCCCTTGCAAAACAGCTTGGTTATACGCCTTCATCAAGAAGAGGCTCAATAGTAAATGTGGATATAACTTTTAGCGGAGATGGTGTTAGTCAGAGTAATCCTTACACCGTTAAAAGGAATTCAAAGTTTACGGCTCGATTAGGGTCGGATGCCTATACATTTTTGACCACTCAATCACAAACGTCTATATACAATTCTGTTACAGGAAATCACGAAATAAAAAACCTTGAGATTAAAGAAGGAATTACCTTTGTAAAAAACTACACTGTTTCGGGAAGGACAAATGAAACCTTTGAAATACCTAATGACGACGTTGACACTACAACTTTAATTGTCGCTGCTGGTGGAGAGACGTATACCAAAGCTGACAATTTCACTGAAATTACAGGAACGTCCAAAGTATATTTTCTTCAAGAAGGTAATCAAGGACGCTATGAAATTTATTTTGGTGATGGTGTTGTCGGAAAAAAACCTGCCAATGGGGAAACGGTTCAAATTGTTTACAATATATCTCGCCTTGGAATAGACGGAAATGGACTGTCGCGGTCTTCCTTTGCTGAAACTGTTACAGGTGCGAGCGGTGTAAATGTCACCACTTCACTTTCGAGTGGATATACAAGAGCTGCTGGTGGAGCCGAAAGGGAATCAACAACTTCCATTAAAATACAAGCACCAAGACAATTTGGTTTACAAAAAAGGTTAGTTACTATAAATGATTATAAAACAAGATTAGAAAATGATTACAATCTTGTGGATTCTGTTAGGGTTTGGGGGGGAGAAGAAAACAATCCCCCTCAATATGGAACTGTTTTTGTTAGTGTGAAGCCGAGAACAGGATATGTTTTATCACAAGCGGAACAATATAGAATTGCGAATGAAATTATTCAAAAAAGAAATATAGTCACAGTCAATACTAGATTTGTAGATCCCGACTATTTGTTTGTTGTTTTGAACACTACGTTAAGTTTTGATCCAAGAAAAACTGTAAAAAATTACACAGAAATAAAGGATCTGGTTAAAGCTAGAATATTAAATTACAGCGCAACTTACTTAACCAAATTTGAAGACTATTTTAGATATTCAGCGGTAACTAAAATTATTGATGAAACCGAATTTTCTATAGAAAATAATATCACTAGCGTAGCAATGAAAAAGCGAATTAGACCACAGCTACAATCACGACTAACATATAATTTAACTTTTGATAATCCTTTATACCGACCACACGCCGGACATGCTCCTGTTGTTCGATCCAGCACATTCAGATTTGGTGGATTTGATAATAGCTTCATCACAGACAAAGACGGCAGGCTAATGGTTGTAAATTCTCAAAAGGGTGGTGAAGAGAATCCTACAAGAATAGGACAGACCGATAGCTACATAGCACAAGAAAGAATTCTTGAGGGTAATATTGGAACTGTTAACTATAAGACAGGTGAAATGACCTTTACAGTAAATATTACACAACTTTTTAATAATTCAGAGTATCTATACTTTATAGCTCAACCTGCGACTAATGATATTATACCAAAGAAAAATACTTTTATTACCATAGATGCTGCTGATATTAATGTTTCAGTTATTGACGATAATACAAGAATTAGAGAAAACACAGTTCGTAGCTACTAAACTGGGAGTGTTTGATACATTATGGCACCACTTATTAAAACAGCAAATGCTCACCAAACCTCTCATATCGTCGCGACACACGTTCCTTCGTTCGTTCGCAGCGATCACCCCAAGTTTGTAACATTTCTTGAAAAGTATTATGAGTTTGCCGCAAACAATTCTTTGATTGAAACTTCGGATGGAAGCGGCACTTATTATTATGGATATGATTCGGCAACAAAGGCATTGCGAGACATTCGTGATGTTGATCGAACTGATTTTGATGAGTTTGTGGAGGCTTTCAGAAAACAATACGCTTATTCATTTCCCCAGAATGTTTATGATGAAACAAATCGAGCAACGCTTTATAAAAATCTGATTCAGTTTTATCAATCCGTTGGGACAGAAGATTCATTTAAAGCTCTGTTCAGACTTCTTTACAATGAAGAAATTGAAATTTATTATCCGGGTAGAGATATTCTTGTTACGAGTGGTGGAGAATATGTTAAGCGTTCTCGACTAAAAACCACATATACTGAGAATCTAAATGGGATTGAAAATAAAAAGATTGTAGGTTCGAGTTCTGGAGCGTATGCCACGGTTGAGTATGTTCAGATTGTGAATGAAAGTAATGATGATTTTGTTGTTGGAAAGATTCCAAATGCAACAACTTTAACAAGCGGTGCTGTTGCTAATACAAACATTCACGACAGTAGAAAATTATTGGAACATGGTAGAAAAACTGCGTATGTTTATTTGACAAATGTAATAGGCAATTTTGAAATATATGAAACTCTATATTATATGGA